TTTAAACAACAGTCCACAAGCGTACAACAAACTCAACAACCTGCAGAGCAAGCTCCAGAGATCCCTGAGAAGTACAAAGGGAAGAATCTCGAAGACATTGTTCGTATGCACCAAGAGGCTGAAAAGCTAATCGGTAGGCAAGCACAGGAAGTTGGTGAAGTTAGACGTTTAGCTGATGATCTCATTAAACAGAGCATAGCTCAAAAGAATCAACAACAAGTTCAACCAAATGAGGTAAATAACTCCTCACAAGAGATTGATTTCTTTGAAGATCCGCAGAGTCACGTTAATCGTGCTGTAGCGAATCATCCAGATGTAATTGCCGCTAAACAGGCATCACAGCAGTTAAAGCAAATTCAGACACAAGCAATGCTCAACAAGAAGCATCCTGACTTTGCAGACGTTGTACGTGATGGTGAGTTTATTGAGTGGGTTAAAGCTTCTCCAATGAGGCTTAATATCTACGCAATGGCAGATGCTAACTATGATTTTAATGCAGCTGATGAACTGATTTCTACATTCAAACAGATTCGTACATCTAAGACACAACAAACTACTGATGCAGGTAACGCTGTCCGCAAACAGAACCTTAAAGCAGCTGGTGTCGATGTTGGAGGAACTGGAGAGTCTTCTAAGAAAGTATATCGTCGTGCCGACCTTATCCGGCTACGTATGACAGATCCTGACCGTTATGAGGCACTGCAACCTGAGATTATGGCTGCGTACTCTGAAGGCAGGGTAAAATAAATTTAATTCACAAATTCACATCAGGAGAATTTTAAAATGGCATTAGGAACAGATCACGTAACGAGTACCACAGCAGCAACGTTTATTCCAGAAGTTTGGAGTGACGAGATTGCTGCTGCGTACAAAAAGAGCTTGGTTGCAGCTAACCTAGTTAAGAAGATGAGCTTCAAGGGCAAGAAAGGTGACGTAGTTCACATTCCAGTCCCTGCACGTGGCAATGCTTCTGCTAAGGCAGCTTCTACACAAGTAACATTGATTGCAGCTACTGAGACAGAAGTTACAATTTCTATCAACAAGCACTACGAGTACTCACGTTTGATTGAGGACATCGTCGAAGCCCAAGCATTGTCTAGCCTCCGTCAGTTCTACACTGATGATGCTGGTTACTCTTTGGGTCGTCAAGTTGATACTGACTTGGTGAACTTGGGTCAACAGTTCAATGTTTCAACAGCTGGTGCAGGTAACTTCCGCTACGCTGGTGCTTTCATTGGTGGTGATGGCTCTACAGCCTTTGACTACACAGCTAACACCAATGCTGGTAATGCTTCAGCTTTGACAGCTGCTGGCATTCGTCGTACAATTCAGCGTCTTGATGACAGCGATGTTCCTATGGACAACCGCTTCTTCTTGATTCCCCCAAATGTACGTAACACTATCCTCGGTTTGACTGAGTTCACAACCTTCAACAGCGTTGGTGAAGCTGGCTCTGCTAACAGCATCCGTAACGGCATGATTGGTGACATCTATGGTGTTCCAGTCTACGTTTCGTCCAATGCTGGCACAGCTAAGTCTGCTGCTGATGGTACTGGTACTAGCTTGGGTCGTGTGTGCTTGATGGCTCACAAAGACTCTATGGTTCTGGTTGAGCAAGTTGGTGTCCGTTCACAGACTCAGTACAAACAAGAGTACCTCGGTACATTGTTCACAGCTGATACTTTGTACGGTTGCGCTGAGCTGCGTAACTACGGTGGCGTTGCCCTCGTGGTTCCCGTCTAAGTAGACTAACTAGGTTCCCATGCTCATAAGGTGTGGGAGCCTTTTTAATGTGCTAAAGGTAGCATATCAGAAAGGTTAACAGCAATGAAATTCAAATGTATTCAATCTGGTAACACAGTAGAGTTCTTCCAAGAGCATGAGATTCTGGAGATGCGTAAACATACTGGATACACTGAAGTACCTGTAGAAGTAGTTGAAGCACCTAAAACAACTAAGAAAACAGTAGTAAAGCAAGATGAAACCAATATCGACGGGTAATGTTCTTACTGCTGCAACGCAGACTACTCTGTTCACAGTACCTACTGGTTATTATGCTAGGTGGCCTCTTTGTTACGTTGTAAACCACTCAGGTAATAATAAATTTATTGATGTTGTGTGGTATGACTCAAGCGCAGCAACTGAGATTTACGTATTAGATAATTACGTGTTAAGTACTACTCAGTTTATTAAATTTAATGATGGTGCTTATATTGTTCTTGAAGAGGGCGATCAAGTTAGAGCAACTTCTGAGACTGGCTCTACAATGAATATTATCAATACGTTTGAGTTATACAGAAAAGGCGAATAAGTATGGCAGCCTCTAATCAAGAAGTTTTAGATTACCTATCTTCTTCATCTAATTTAAGCGATGCTGATATTTATTCATTCATGCAATCAAGGGGTGTACCTGCATCTCAAATAGCTAATGTTACTGGAATTCCTTTATCAGATGTAGTTTCACGTGTAGCTGATGTAGCTCCGGCAGCTAATATGTTGGGCGGTGTTATTTTAGCTGGTGATAGTTGGTTATCTGGTGAAAGTAACACGGCCTTAGCTAACACTGCTTTTGGTCAAAACGTATCAAACGTAGCTGTTGGTGGTTCTACAACTCAAGATGCTTTAAACCAACTTAATAGTTTTATAGGCAACGGTGGTAACTTTCAAAATGGTTCCACTATTGTATTAGACATTGGTGGCAACGACCTTTTACAAGGTGTAAATAAAGATACTGTTAAAAGTAACTTAAATGAAATAGTATCTAAACTAGGCAATGAGGGTGTAAAGGTTATTTTATCTGGAGCACCTTCAGTAGGTTCTGTTTCAGATGTTACTTCTAGTACACAGCTTGCAATGGATAGTTTGTATAATGATGTAGCTAAAACCAATAATAATGTTACTGTAGTTGACGCTATGTCTGGTTTGTTGAATCAAAAAAGCTTAGTAGATGAAACTGGTTTTCACCTTAACACAGCAGGTCAAACTTCTTTTATTAATCAATTAGCAAGCGCAGTTAACCCTCAAACAACCCCTCCAGCAGCTGTTGCAGAGTTAATAGCCCCTACATTACAAACTGGACAACGTATGCCTGTAATACCCACCGCTAGAGGTACGGTTATCGAAGGAGATAACATTGATGCTCAGATTGCAGGTGTTCCTCAGTCCGTGTACCAAACTAGGGTTGACCCTAACAATACGGCTAACTGGGAAACATACAATCCTCAAACTGGTGAAGTAATTAATAGGGGTACTTTTGCTGGCGGTGGCGATCAAGGACTATTAGCTGCTTCTCGTCCAGTGTTGGCACTAGCAGCCAGTGTGTTAGGTGCTCCTTATTTAAGCGAGTTTATTGCAGGTAGTACTGGTTTAACTGGTTCAGCTTTGTCAGGTGCTACAGGTGCAACCATTGCAGGTGGTTCAACTGCTTTGACAGGCGGCAGCGCAAAAGATACATTAACGGCTGCTTTAATTGGGGGTGGTGGTGGCTATTTAGGTAGTGAATTTAATAATTATTTAGATACAGGAACTTTTGCAGATCCCGGCATTACAGAACGACAGTTTGCTACACTAGATGCAAAGCAGTTAGCAAATCAAGGATTGTCTACAGCTCAAATTAGAGATGTCATGAGTGCTGGTGGATATAACGATATTATTATTGATAGAGCAGTAGCATCTCTTGCAACAACACCAACAGGTACTTCAGCAACACTACCACCAACAACAACCGCTACAGATTCTGTAAATATTACAGGTACGCAAAACCTCCCCATCAATGCTGGTGGAATGCTAAGTACTATAGCAAATCCAGTAATTCAAGCGGGTACAGTTAACGTGCAAGGTACGACTACTCCCCAACAAGTCGATCAAGCAACATTGGCATTAGTTAACAGTCAAATTGCAGCTAACTTAGGAACACCAGCTAACTTAGCTAATGTTCAAGTTACAGGTGATAGACCAGCAACTACACCATCAAATGCTATAAGCAATGTTGCAGCTACTTTACCAAATGTAACATCACCTCCTTCATCTTCAATTCCAACACAAACTATTACTGCTACCAATCAACCTCCAGTTGGTAGTACTCTATCTCTTTTGCCAGCAACAATGCTGACTCCTTCAGTAACTAACAGCACTACAACTACTCCTACTAAGAAAACTAATGAGCTAGGGTTAACTGATGAACAAATGTTAAGACTACTTCAAGCTGGCTTAGGTTTGTTTGGAACTGTAGGAGCTACTACATCCTTAGCAAATAGAGGAACTACAAACCCTGTAGGATTACCCACACAGACACCTCCAATGTACACAGATGATTATTTCACCAAAGTACAGCAAAACTATAACAGACTTCTTCCCGCAGTTCCTCGTGATGTCGCATCGCCATTACGTGACTGGTACACTTCACAATACGGAGCTTAAATGGCAAGCACAATCATTACAAAGAATAGCAGTACAGCCTCAGCAATCCCAGCTGTAGGTGATTTAACTAAGGGTGAGTTAGCTGTTAACGTTACCGATAAGAAAATCTATACCAAAGATAACAGTGCAGCTGTTGTTAAGCTTGTAGGCTCCTTAGGTAATCAAGAAGCTAATGCTGTAGCCATCACAGGTGGTTCTATTGCTGGTATTACAGACCTAGCAGTTGCCGATGGTGGTACTGGTGCTTCAACAGCTACAGCAGCATTGAATAACTTGTTACCATCACAAACAAGCAATGCTAATAAATATTTGCAAACTGATGGTACTAATGCTACTTGGGATGCCATTAGTATTTCAACTGGTGACATTACAGGTACTCTTCCTGTAGCGAATGGTGGTACTGGTGTTACATCCTCTACAGGTACTGGCAATGTCGTGTTGTCTAATTCACCTACACTGGTAACTCCAGCATTAGGTACTCCAGCGTCAGGTGTAGCTACTAACTTGACAGGTCTTCCACTGACCACGGGTGTTACAGGTACTTTGCCAGTAGCTAACGGTGGTACAGGTATCACTTCATTGGGTACTGGTGTTGCAACCTTCTTAGGTACTCCATCCAGTGCTAACTTGATTGCTGCAGTCACAGATGAAACTGGTACTGGTGCTCTGGTGTTCGCTACATCTCCCACTTTGGTAACTCCTGCCCTTGGAACTCCATCTGCCTTGGTTGGCACAAACATCACAGGGACTGCTTCAGGTCTGACTGCGGGTAACGTCACCACTAACGCTAACTTAACAGGTGCAGTTACTTCTGTTGGCAATGCTACCTCTTTGGGTTCATTTAGCTCCTCTAACCTTTTGGGTGCTTTGACAGACGAGACAGGAACAGGGTCGGCAGTATTTGCTACTTCTCCTACCTTAGTAACACCTATCCTTGGAACACCTACTAGCGCAACCTTAACGAACGCTACAGGTCTTCCAATCTCTACAGGTGTATCAGGTCTAGGAACAGGTGTAGCAACGGCTCTAGCGGTCAATGTAGGCTCTTCTGGCGCACCTTTGGTCAATGGTGGTGTGCTTGGAACTCCATCTAGCGGTACTGCTACAAACTTAACTGGTTTGCCTTTGACCACAGGTGTAACAGGAACACTACCTACTGCCAATGGTGGTACAAACCTAACATCATTCACATCAGGCGGTGTGGTGTACGCATCTAGTTCTAGTGCATTGGCTACTGGTAGTACGCTTGTTACTAATGGAAGCAGTCTAGGTGTTGGCTCATCAGATTTTGGTGGTGCTGGAAGCATAAATGTATCTGTCGGTGTTGCTGGAACAACTACTGGAGGACTCCAACTTTGGAGTACAACCACTGGTCAGCATTATGTTCAGTTTGGTGATGGAACATCGGGTGCGGCTACTTATGCGGGTGCAATTGGTTATAACCACACATCTGACAGAATGGATTTTTATTCTGCCGCAACGCTTGGAATGTCACTTACCTCAACAGGGTTGGGTATTGGTACAAGTTCGCCAGCTACAAAAGTTCATGCGGCTATTGCAAGCGCAACTACATACACCACATCTTCTAGAGGAAATGTCTTAACTATTCAAAATACAACTGCTGGTGGTTATGCTGGCATTGAGTTTTTGACAGACCCATCTTCTGGTAATGCTGGTATTGGTGGAATCAATGCTTTTAATACAGCATCTGGTGACTCTGTTTTAGCATTTAGCACTAGAGGTAGTGCAACTCTTGCAGAACGAGCCAGAATAGACTCTAATGGCACATTACTAGTAGGTTCTACAAGTTCCATTGGTAGTCTTGGAGAAAGATTGGGAGTAAAAGTAGACAGTGGTTCTCGAACTCCAATTTGCACAAGCGTTTTTGAAAATGCAAATAGATACCATATTGAGTTTTACACTCCAAGCGGTTTGGCTGGATACATTTTAACAAACACATTAGTCACCAGCTACACATCTGTTTCAGATTACAGATTGAAAGAAAACATTGCACCCATGACAGGTGCATTGGCTAAAGTGGCTCAACTAAAACCAGTTACATATAAATGGAAAGCAGATGGGTCTGATGGTCAGGGCTTTATTGCTCATGAATTAGCAGAAGTTTGCTCTGAAGCTGTAACAGGGACTAAAGACGCAGTTAATGAAAATGGTTCAATCAAACCACAAGGCATTGACACATCATTCTTGGTTGCTACATTGACTGCTGCTATCCAAGAACTTAAAGCAGAATTTGATGCCTACAAAGCATCACACCCATAATCTTTAAAAGGAAATTAACATGACTACTACTTGGACTATCTCAACTCTTGAGCGTGAAACCTCAAACGGCTTTGTAACCACAGCACATTGGCAAGCCACAGCAGTGGATGGAGATTACACGGCCTCTATTTACTCAACTTGCTCATGGGCAGATGGCACACCAACGATTCCCTATGCAGACCTGACACAAGAAACAGTGCTTGGTTGGGTATGGGCTAATGGCGTTGATAAACAAGCAACTGAAGATGCTCTGGCGGCTAATATTGCTTTGCAAAAGAACCCTGTAACTGCTACGGGCACACCTTGGGCTGCTGAGTAACCATGGTAGACGAGCCAGTCACTCACGAACACATCTATGAGCGTTTACTGGCTGTAGAGTCCAAAGTAGACAACATAGAGAAGAATACACAAGATGTAATCAAAGCCTTTAACGCTGCCTCAGGTGCTTTCCTAGTACTTGAGTGGATCGCTAAAGCTGTGAAGCCTATCATTATCATAGGTGCTTTCTTCGGAGCTATTTGGTTAGCTATTGACAGTAAATTTAATGGAGTAAAATAACTATGGCATTGGCAACTCTTTTAAGTGGCGTATCTGCCACAGGTGCTTCACTTGGAATTCGTACAGACGGTGCAGTACCAGCTCATGTACAAGTTTCAGGTATTACTATTGGTACAGTGGCTGTTCAAGGCTCTGTAGACGGTACAACGTGGGCTACAGTAGCTACAGCTTTGACAGCTGATGGTATTGTAACGCTTTCATCTCCCACACCTTATATACGAGCTAATGTAACAGCTTTTACATCAGGCACTATTACAGTTAAAATCTTTTATTGATAGAGGGAATAATATCATGAATATGCCTACACGTGGTCAGAGAACAGCTAAGAACAAGATGAAGAAGGTTATGGGTGAGTATAAAAGTGGTACTCTCCACAGTGGTAAGGGTGGCCCTGTGGTGAAGTCTCGTGACCAAGCAGTTGCTATTGCCATGAGTGAAGCTGATAGAGCTAAGAGAAAAACTGGTAGAAATAAGAAGTAAAGGACATATAAATGGCTACGTATTTAGACGTTGTGAACAATGTGCTCAGACGCTTGCGTGAGCCTACTGTTACTGCTGTAAATGATACTGATTATTCTAGGCTTGTAGGTATCTGGATTAATGACTCTAAGCGTGAGATTGAAGATTCCCATGACTGGAATGCTTTAAGCAATACCATTGTAGTTACAACCGTGGCTAACACTCGTAACTATACTCTCACAGGTTCAGGTCAAAGATTCACCACCAGTGATGTACTTAATGACACTGATGACTTCTCAATGCGACCAGTTAATCGTGACTGGCTTAACCGTATGTACTACTTAGGTACATCAACACCAGCATCACCAACATATTATGCTTATAATGGTGTAGACAGTAACGGTGATACTAAGGTAGATTTATACCCTAATCCTAATGGTGTATATTCATTGAGGTTTGAGCTGACTATCCCTACAGTGGATCTAGTGAATGACTCAGATACTCTCTTAATACCCTCTCACTTGCCTCCTCTGTTGGCATACTCTAAAGCTATTGCTGAGCGAGGTGAAGACTCAGGTGTAACATCATCTGAAGCTTACTTGATGTACAGATTAGCCTTGGCAGATGCTATTGCCTTGGAAAGAAATCGTTATGAAGACTCAGTAGTTTGGAGTTCTGTGTAAATGGCTGAACAACTGCTAACAACAACAGTTCAAGCTCCCGGCTTCATGGGACTGAACTTGCAAGACTCATCTGTCAATCTAGATAATGGGTTTGCAACTGTTGCTCAGAACTGTGTCATTGACAGGTTCGGACGTATTGGTGCTAGGAAGGGATGGTCAGCAGCTCACTCTTCCTTGGCAGCTTTAACAGGCTTCTATGTAAAAGCTATTGGTGAGTTAATTGATAATGCTGGTAACTCTTACATTGTAGCTGCTGGTAACAACAAACTATTTAAGTTAGTAGGTACAACACTATCTGAGTTAACCTACGGAGGTGGTGGTACAGCTCCTACAATTACAGCTGACCACTGGCAGATGGCTCCGTTGAATGGATGCTTATACCTGTACCAAGCTGGACATGATCCTCTGGTGTTTGACCCTGCAACTAGCTCAACTACTTATAAACGTATCTCTGAGAAGACTGGTTATGTAGCTACAGTAACAAGTAATAACTGTGTTATCAGTGCCTATGGTCGTACATGGAGTGCTAATAATGCAACCAATAAGAGTATTGTACAGTTCTCAGACCTCTTAGCAGGTCATGTATTAAGTACAGGTACAGCTGGTACATTGGATGTATCTCAGGTATGGCCCGCAGGAGCTGATGAGATTACAGCACTGGCAGCACACAATGGCTTCTTAATTATCTTTGGTCGTAGACAGATATTGATATACTCTAATGCTACAGACCCTAATAACCTTACACTATCTGATTCTATTACAGGTATTGGATGCTTTGCCAGAGACTCTGTAGTTAAGACTGGTAGTGATATTGTCTTTCTATCAGATACAGGTGTACGTTCATTAATGCGTACCATTCAAGAGAAATCAGCTCCAATGAGAGAGTTAAGCTTGAATGTTAAGGATGCTTTGGTAGAGGATTTATCTTCTGAGACTGCAATTAATATTAAGGCTGTATATTCAGATAAGGATGCCTTCTACCTATTGTCTTTACCCACTGTTAATACTGTCTATTGCTTTGATATGCGAGGACAGCTTCAGAATGGTGCAGCTAAGACTACAACGTGGAATAACATTACTCCTAGAGCTTTCTTCTACACTCGCAATAAAGATTTATTGCTAGGACAAGATGGTTTTATTGCAAAATATAATACAAACCTTGACAGTACTGAGACTTATAGAGTACAATACTATACTAACTACTTTGACTTTGGTAGCCCTACATCTTTGAAGATGTTAAAGAAGATTAACTTAACATTCATTGGTGGTAACTCAGCTACAGTGTTTATTAAGTATGGGTTTGATTTCAGTGCTGCATATCAGTCTAGAACCATTGCATTAGGTAGTACATCAATAGCTGAGTATGGTATTGCTGAATATAACATCGGTGAATACACAGCTGGTATTGTATTTGATAACCAACAGATTCAAGCAAGTGGTTCAGGTAATGTCTTACAGATTGGCATGGAATTAGATGTTAATGGTTTTGAGATTTCATTACAAAAGCTTGACTGCTATGTCAAAGCTGGACGTATCAGATAACTAGGAGATTAATGTGAGTAATTACACCAAGAGTACAGATTTTGCAATCAAGGACTCATTGTCTACAGGAAACCCAAGTAAGCTTGTAAAGGGCACTGAGATTGATACTGAGTTTTCAGCTATTCAATCAGCTGTTAACTCTAAAGCTGATAAGGCTAACCCAACATTCACTGGAACTATTACAGCTGTTAACTTAACAGTTTCAGGAACATTTACAGCAACCGTGGACGGAGGCACATACTAATATGGCTATTGATTACACAACTTTACTAGGGAACCTTGGTGCTAGTGCCATAGGTTCTTTAGGTACTAATTATGCAGCTAACCAAGCAGCTGGTAACGCTGCATCATCAGCTCAGACAGCTGCACAGATGGCTCAATTCAGACCTGTAGGAGTTACTACAAGGTTTGGTAAATCAGGCTTTCAGTATGACCCTACAACTGGACAACTAACAGGTGCTGGCTACCAAGTAGCTCCTGACGTAGCTGCAGCTCGTGAAAGTTTGATGGGCTTAGCTGGTACTGGTTTAGGTCAGGCTCAAGCTGTACAGGCATTCCAGCCTAATGTTAATACTGCAGCTCAAGGGTTGTTTAATTTAGGTCAAGGCTACGTAGCTCAGACACCTCAAGCACAAGCTCAGCAATACTTGACTCAGCAGCAACAACTATTAGCTCCCGGTCGTGAACAAGCATTGGCTAACTTGACTAACCAGCAGCAACAGCAAGGTCGTTTAGGTCTAGCCACTGGTGGAACAATGTCAGGCTACACTGCAGGTGCTCCCGGCTTGCAAGCTACTAATCCTCAGATGGCTGCATACTACAATGCTCAAGCTCAGCAAGATGCTCAGTTGGCTGCACAGGCTCAGATTGCTGGTCAACAACAAGCTACATTCGGTCAAGGATTGATGACTGGTGGATTGAACTTAGCAGGTCAAGGTTTTGGATTACAAACACAGGCTCTTGCTCCGTACACTAATTATGCTCAACAAGCTATAAACTTAGAGAATCAAGGTCTGAATGCTTTGACTCAAGGTTCAGCTTTAGGCTCAGCAGGAGCTGCTTCAGCTCAAGCAGCAGCTAACCAATATGCAGCAGGACAGTCAACTGCTAACCAAGCTCAACGTGCAGCTTTGCAAGGTACTGTAGCTGGCTTAACAGATCCTATTAGTCAACTCATTGCAGGTTTAACAGGTGGTGGTAATACTGGTGGTGTTAATTACAATGCTGTTATTAACCCATACTTCCAACAAGGTTAAGGAATAAATAATGGCTATACAATCAATTCAAGGTTTGTTTGGAGGCATGGGTACTCCTGAGGAAATGCAACAACAAGCAACTCAAGCTAGAGCTGTGCAGTTTGCTCAGTTGACTCCTGACCAGCAACTTGGCTCGATGGCTTACAAAGGCGGTGCTAACTTAGGTCGTGGCTTAGCTGGTGCTTTTGGAGTGGATGTACAAGACCCTGCAGTGCGTCAAGCTACTATGCTTCGTCAGTTGGCTTCACAGTTTGATACTAATACACCTGAAGGTTTGAAGCAGATGGCTCAGGCTTTACAGTCCACTAATCCTGAATTGGGTATGCGTGTAATGCAGCAAGCTCAGGCTATGGAGTTAGAGCAAGCTAAGACAACTACACAGAAAGCTCAAACACTGACACAAGAAGCTCAAGCTGCTAAGTATTTAGCTGAACAAGGTAAAATACTCAGTGGTGAAGCTAAGGATGAACAGTTACGTGCTGAACTAGCTGCCTTACCTCCTGACGCTGATGATAAAGCTGTTGAAAATATTGTACGTAAGTATGGTAAGCCTGATGACATGTTTAAAACATTAGAACGTAGGTCTACAGCAGAAGCTAATCGTATTGCTAAAGCTGAACTAGAGCGTGAGAAGGCTGAGCAACGGGCTATTGAAAAGCAACGTGACCAAGAGTTTAAACAACAAATGGCTGCTTTTAGTGCCTCTTCTAGGTCGGCTCTAACAGGTGTTCAAAGAGAACTTGCTGAACAACGCTTAGCAGATCTAAGATCTAAGCAGACAGATAAGGAAGATAAAAAGGAAGAAGCTAAGAAAGCTGCTGTTAATCATGCTTCTAAGGTTATTTCTGATGTACAGTCTGCTGAAGGTCTTGTTACAGGTATGACTACAGGTGTTGTTGGTAAGGGTTCTTCATTTGTTCCCGGTACAACCGCTTATGATTTACAACAGCGTTTAGTAACTCTTAAAGCTAACTTAGGCTTTGATAGATTGCAACAGATGCGTGATGCCAGTCCTACAGGTGGTGCTCTAGGTCAGGTTGCTGTACAGGAACTTCAAGCCTTACAAGCAACTGTAGGATCTTTAGAGTTAGGACAATCTAAAGCAGAACTTCAAAAGAACTTGAATAAGATTGAGAATCACTATTCAAACTGGGTTCGTACTACACAAGGGCTACAGCCTCTTTCATTGGATGAGTTCTTAAAGTCTAAGCAACCACAAACAGGTGCTCCAGCTGCTGCCCCAAGTGGATGGTCTATTAAACCTAAGTCTTAATACAAGGATTCATAATGCCTACATACGTTGTTACAGCTCCAGATGGTAAGGAGTATGAGATTACAGCACCTGAAGGAGCTACACAAGAACAAGTACTAGCTTATGCACAGCAGAACTACTCTACACCTGCTGAGAAGCCTCAACGCAGCTTAGCTCAAGAGACTGGTAGACAATTAGGTCTTACAGCTCGTGCTGGTATTACAGGTTTAGCTTCACTTCCTGCTATGTTGGCTGAGCCTGTAGCTGCAGGTGTAAATATGTTAGCTGGTAAGCAAGTAATGGCTTCACCAACTCAAGGCTTGCAGAATGTTCTAACTGCTGCAGGTCTTCCAACTCCTGAGACAGGACTTGAGAGAGCTGTGCAGACTGGTACAGCAGCGATGGCAAGTGTTCCAGCACAGGCTGTTATGTCAGGCACTTCAGCTGCTTTGGCTCCATTGCGTCAGAACTTACTACAACAGACAGCTGCTGCAGGGGCTGGTGGCTTTGCTGGACAAGCCACTGCAGATGTTGTTCAAGAGGCTACTGAGAATCCACTTCTAAGTGCTATTGCAGGTATTGCTGCTGGTGCTGTGGCTGGCGTAGGTGCTGCTAAAGGTGCTACAGCTGCAACTGCACAGCGTGAACCTCTCATAACTTTAGATCAGATTAAACAACGTGCTCAAAGATCCTATGCAACTGTAGATCAACAAGGTGTCTTTCTTAAGCCTAAGAGTGTATTAGATAACTTTAACAATATTGAAGCTGCTTTACTTAAAGAAAACTTTAACCCTAAACTTAAAGCACATGAACCTGTTGCCCAAGTGCTTGAACAAGTTAGAGACATGGTAGGAACTCAGAGAGTTTCTTTCACTAAGCTAGAACAGATGAGGTCTGCCTTAGTAGACTTGAAGTTAGAGAAAGACGCAGCAACTCGTAAGTATGCTGGTCAAGCTGTATCTGAACTGGATAACTACATCACTAAGCTAGGTTCTAAAGATGTATTAGCTAGTAAAGGTAATTTAGGCACAGCTGTTAAAACTGTACAGGATGCACGTAAGGACTGGCGTAATTTGTCTCGTGCTACTGTGCTAGAAGATGCTTTGAATGTTGCTGAAGCTCGTGCACTAGATCCTAAAGCTTCTGAGGGTGAATTAATTCGTAGACAGTTGATTAATTTAGCAGCTAATAAAGATAAGATGAGATTCTTTTCAGAGCGTGAGAAAAATGCTATTAAGAGTGTAGCTTCAGGGCCAGTAGGAGATCCTCTATTGTCTCTGGTGGCTCGTCTGAACCCTGAGCGTAGTGCTTTGATGCAAGCTAGTACTGTTGCTGGTTCCTTTGCTAATCCAGCAGCTGCAGCTACAGTAGCAGGTTTAGGTTATGGTGCTGATAAGCTTCAAGGTGCTCTACGTCAACGTGGTGTAAATAGGTTGATGTCAGACATCGCTTCAGGACAACTCCCACAGATTCCTCCTAACATGGCATGGCGAGGAATGTTGTCAGGTGTTCCTCAAGAACCTCAACAGTAAGTATCCATGAAGAGGCTAACTCTAGCCCTTCTCATCATCTTTACGAGTTTTATAGCGACAGCTGGCTTCGACCCTAA